ACCATCAGGACCAGTCAAACGACCTTTATTAGTGCTGCTGAAACCAGATACACGAACGATTACTTCACGAACAGACCCGTCTGTCGCAGTAGCCAATGTAGCCGAAGGTGCAACATCAGAGAATGTACCGTTAGTATTCAAGGCAACTTTGTTTACAAATCCAACTTGAATAGTAAGAGTACCTTTAGAGTTATCAAACAAACCATCATTGTAGAAAATATCATATAGATTTTTCTGTAAGAATGGGGTTACTACACAACCACCTACACCAACACACTCAGGAAGTTGGTTCATACCAGTATGAGCTGAGAAAGTAGTGCCGTAAGGAACGGTGTCGTAGTCGTTACCAGCTACACCCGAACCGTTAACCCTAGAAGACGTAACAGGTACGAAGAAGAACAGCTTACCGATAGGCAGGTTCATAGCTTGTACAGATACGATATCGTTAGCCAGAAGCTTAGAGAATACGCGTCTTACGATTGGGAATACAACGGTTTCGAATGATCCAGAAGACTGCGCTGTGGTGCTTTCTGTGATCAAGCTAGAAGCTTGGTTCTCATACAGCTGAGCGATGTTTTCTTTCACGTGGCCTTTAAGACCTGTAAGGAAGCCCGTTTGATCCCATTTCTCTTGGACCTTCTTCCTTACTTCTTTCATGTGGTTAAGGCCGATGTTACCGACCATACCAGAAGTTAATAGATGTGACATTTGTTTTTTGTTTTTTTTTAGTTATTATTGTTATTATAGTAATTTCTTACCTTCCACTCTCTCCATCAGTTCACGGATACGAGCGGTTTCATTATCTACATAAGCGGTATGTTCGCTTAAGTTGGATTTTCCAGAAGCAACAGACTTATCGAGTTTCGATACGCTTTCGCTGATTGTCTTCCTTGAACCCATTTCATTTACAATCTTATCATAGAGAGCTTTGGATTCTTTAATAGATTTAACGCCATCGAATCTTTCCATGATGCTGACTTTCTCGTCTTTAGTTGTAGCATGCTCCAAGAAAATCTTAGTAACGTAGGTCAGATTGAAGTTGTAGAGAGCGGTCTCAGCCAGAGTCTTTCTGAAATTGATCAGGTTCTCTTTGAAGATTTCGTTCTCTTTTTTAAGTTTCGTTGATTCGGTCAGAAGCTTTTCATATTCTGAAGCTTTTGACTCCACCTTGACACCTTTGGCACCAGCACCTTTGATTGGGGTATTACGACCTGGCACCCTACGGGCCTGAGCACTTCCGACAGGAATAGCTTCATCAAGCATTTCTTCCTCGTCAATTTCGCCCTCCTCGACAGTTTCCTCCATTTCATAACCTTCCTCCATCTCATCGGCTTCTTCGTCCATATATACTTCATATATGGTCTCGTCCATTTCTTCTTCCATTCCCATTTCGCCTTCCATTTCCATTTCTTCTTCCATTCCCAATTCATCATCAACTTTGATTTCTACGGCTGATTGTTTTGGTTTAAGGATGAACTTTCCAGGTTCCTTGATGTCCATGTGAATCTCGTCACCAATGACCTCAATTTCATCGGTATCGGTCAGTTCTTTATAAACTGATAATACCATATCATCAGAAGCGTCAGTCAAATCGATTTCTTCCTCATCTGGTGCGTCTGATAGATCAACGTCAACCACGTCCATATCGTCCATGTCGACTTCATCTTCACCGCCCATTTCGGTGTCATCGAGTTCGATTTCAAGTTCATCATCACCTTCTAATGAATCAACATCCAGCTCATCGCCTTCAGTCTCCCCATCATAAGGATTGGCATCGACATCAGTCTCACCTTCCTCAGAACCTTCCATTTCACCTTCAACATCCTCTTCTTCGAAATCGTCATCCTCAGATAACGACTCATTGATCACGCTGTCAATTTCTTCCCTAGCGATTGCCCGAAGTGTTTCTTTCGCGTTTTCAGTTAAAGCTGCTTTAATGGACTGAATGTCCAAAAGCGCTTCTTTCACAAAATCTGTTTCTTGTTGTTTTGCCATTTTTTTTTTAATTTGTATTTTTCTTATTAATGGTTTTTTCTAATAAATATGCAATAGTGTCACAAACGGATAAAAAAATTTGTATCAGTTTTATAATAAATATGTTATGATGTTGAAAAAAAATTTTTAACCTAATAAAAATTTATCTAATCCGCTGATTATCTTATGTTTAGATTCTACCACTTCCATCTTCATAGCTGAAGATTTATTTAAATCGTTGAATATCCAAGAACCAGGTGTACTTGGATTTGTCACAATATCCCAACAAATAAGTTCAAAGTCATTCTGTACCACTTGTATTCCGTGAACATCCTCAACGGAACCGACGCCTCTTGATGAGACGCCTATTTTGATTCTGTGTCTAAGTAAGTTTGCTACTTGGTCTCCTGTGGTGGATACTATACCGAGGTTAATGAAACCTGGTGACATAAGAATCTCAATCTTACCCATAAGGACATTTCCTTCCCACCACATCTCAACGATGTTATGTGAAATTCTATCACCTGCGATAATGGATTCGGCAGGGTGGTCAAGTTCACCAATAGCATGTCTCTCGTCAATTAAGACTTGATAAGCCTTAGACTGTGATTTAAGGATATCTTCAGGGTATACTCTTCCGTTTCTATTCTTAACTCCGTATTTTTGTAGCACCGCGTAGATATAATACGGTTCAGCTATAACGTTCGAGCCTTGCTCAAACTTCTTCATTTCATTGATAAATGAATAGTTTCTTTTGTCGTCAGGCGAAATATAACCCGCGTCACGTTCAATCAGATACCCGAACCCAGTTTCTCCAGCTCTTAAAATCGATACATTCGACATAGTTGCATTTTATAATAAATATGCACCATGTCGATAAATTATTTTTTATTCTTGCTGAAATCTAATAGTTGGGCGTAATCTGTTTCGATATTAGTTATAATATACTCTGACATCTTTTCAATGTAATCAGAAATATTATCAAATTTCGTGTTGACGAATAAAGTTATGTCTGAGGACATAAAACTTTTTTTACCTGTTCGGATACCAGAACTTCTTAAATCTGTATCTACGATATACCTGAATCCGTGATTGGTAACAGTGTTCAGATATGCGTGTATGTGTGTTCTAACGCGCTTATTGATTGTGCTTACCAGTTGTTCTGGTTGTGCATTAGTGTTTTTCGGGGTAATCCAAGTTGACAGAGTCAAATAAACCGATTTGTTATCTGTTACGTCAATCGTGCCGTACTTTACCTTATGGTTGTTGAAATTATTTAATTGTACGGTTTTTCCTTTTTTATGCATTATTAAAATATTTGTTTAATAATACATTAATAATCGGTCTAGGTCAAGTTATTTCAACTATATTTGGGTTAATTTTTTTACCACTTCATAGTTATCGGTCATCATACAGAAAACGTATGCTTCCTCGATACATTTCAATTCGTGTTCTTGCCCTTTATCAAAGACAATCGTATCCCCTTTAGTATAAACATCGTTTGTGACTAAATCTAATACTACACCATCTTTAACTTGAAGTATGTGATATTCATCATTATTTCTATGCTTAGGAATACTTAAACCTTTTTTATATCTTAGCAAAAATCCATTATAGTCTTCAGGTGTCTTTATTCTCTTACATAATGCACCTTCGCATAAATCCAGTTCAAACCATTGGTCATAACTTACATTAGGTATCAAGTCACGGCTGGAAACTTCGACAATGTGTTTTCTTACTGCTACTGACATATTAATTCAATGAATCTTTTAAGTTTATCATTTTAATCATATCCTGTTCATACGTTTCAGAAACAAAACCCATATCTAACAATCTTTCTTTGACTAACAATAGTTTTTCTTTGACTGTCGCATCACTTTCGGAAATCTGACTGTTAACTCTGTTCAAACACTCTTTGATGATAGCGTTGAATTCGGTTTCTTGCGTTACTTTGTCATCGCTCATAAGTGATTTCACCAACGTTATATCTGACTCAGAAAGTTCAGCATACTTCTTATTGAATCTATCAACTAAAACTTTGGCCAACATATCAGTAGGCACATAATCCCCTGTCACAGGTTTCTCAATAGTATTATTTTTGATATGTTCTTTGATACTACCTTTTACCGCAGCCCGTTCTTTAACGTCATTGGAGAAAATGAGTTTAGCTATATCTGAATTGATTGCGATAGATTCAACCAAATCTCTTTTATTGGTCAACATATCCAAAGATTCTTTAAACAAACGATTAGCTTTTATGATATCTTTTCGGCTAATTCCGTCCAATTGTTTAACGGTTTCAGATATGAATTCTGATATGACGAAATCGTCCTCACTGTGATGTGTCCTAACGTTCTCGAACACTTTGAACTGCGTGTATAAAACGCGATTCTCTTTAATAAGCCTAAGTACTGAACCTAATTGTTTCTTGTCATAAGGCGTTTTATTGACAACGGAGTCTACAACGAATTCTTTTAGACTGTCTAAAAGTGAACCAAAATTATACATGGTGCGATAGTTTATATTTATAAATATGAATAATGGCAGTAATTGTTATTTTTGTTTGATAACTCCGTCAATATCTTTTAAAATTTCATTTATTTCGTTATTAAGCTTAAATCCTTTATCGTACATTTTAACTTTATTCTCGTTGATTTTGGCCTCAATACTAGGAGTGTGTATAGATTCCAAAAGACGATTCATGTAGATATCCTTGTACTTGTCAACCCTTGGTTGCACTTGTTTCTTAAGTTTTATTATTTCCTCGGTCAATAGTTTTTCAGTGCGACTTAAGCTTTCACCTATCTCTGGAACTGGCTCAGCTGCTGGCGCTTCAGGGGTTGCTTCACCTTCAGTCGGTGATGGTATCTCCTCACCTTCAGCCTCCTCACCTTCAGCCTCTTCAAACTCAACGTCAGAGCCGCCTCCCAAATCCAAACCACCTCCGAAGCCACCACCACCTCCGAAGCCACCACCTCCGCCACTGGTATCAGTTGCTTCACCATCCTCACCCATCTCAGGTACGACACCACCCATTCTGGCGATTTCCATATCACCATACAGTTTATCAACCTTATCGAATAGCCCCGTATATTTGATAACGTTCGCAGTGTTGGCCAATTCAGCTGAAGCGGCCTTTTCCATCCTTTGTTCAAGAAGGTCTTGTCGGTTCTCGTCATCACTCCAGCCAAGTATCTCTCGTCTGGCCCTAGTTAATGACATCGTACCGAAACCATTGCCTATATCACTTACCGCGTCCTTGACCAGAGTCACTTTTTGTTGAAGATTCTGAATCCTCAACATTTGAGCCTGTGTCGATGGGTTATTCATCGTTATTGTGAAGTTATCCAATTCATCATCAAAACCCAAGAGCAATAAGTGTATTATCGCAATCTTATTTAGTTCTTGAATGACCGCTTGTTGTATTCTATTGATTGTTCTAGCAAACCTGATATCCAATAAGGCCAAGTTCTTACCTTCACCTTGAGCCTCATCAAAACCTAAAAAGGCTTTAGGTACCCTTAATGCGGTGAATAACTTTCTCTGGAGGTACTCAATGTCTGCGATTTCACCAAGATTTGATCCACCTGGCAACGTCTCAATCGGACTAGGTGCGGATTCATCCCTAACAGGTACGAATATGTCTTGATCGTTACCCAATACATTCATTCTCAAATCCAATTGACCTGTTTTTGGGTCGATAATCGGCATACGCTTAAATCTGTTTGCGATTTCGTTGATATACGATTGCACGTCTTCTGGGTCAACGTTACCTACGAATATCTTATATATTCTACGCTCAGGTGCTCTTGTGATTCGGTAAACCATCATAGCATCTTCAGATAACAATAAGAGTTTCCATATGCGTCTGGCCTTTTCGAGGACGCTGGTCCCATATGGTAAACGTCTATCATCACCTAATAGTCTAAAATGTGCTATCTGCCAGTTCTCAAATTCTAAGTCTTTCCCCCTCCAATAAAATTTGACCTTATCATTTTTGGGTTCTGATGAATTCACAGCCCTAGAATAAACTGCATCGTAAACACCACCCTCTCTCCGTTCAATTTCAAAGTTTGGTAACTGTTTTGCGCCAATGACACCTCGTTTATCGTCAGTATTCAAAAAAACCATATTATCCCCATATTTTACCAAATTCCTAATCCACATAGGTAAACTTGTGTGGATATCCAACCGATTGAAAAACAAATCCTCAAGGACGCCTTTAACCCTAGGTGAATTAGAATATATGTTCAATACTCGACCTATATCGTTGACAGTGGTGGATTCTTCCGAAAGTATATCGAGGGTTGCTGCGATTTCAGGGTAGAACTCCATGGCCTCAAAATCAGAGTAACCACCAATCCTCGTAATTTCGTACTGAACTGCTTTTTGGAAAGTCTCATTCTCAACCCTCTGCCATAGACCGCCTAAGAATTTATTCTGTCTGGCCTGTAATGATTTTGTTTCAAACTCAGCCTTAGATGTAGTCCGAATAAGTTCATCAGATTGTATTGAATACTTATTGCTTATCTTATCTTGATCTATGCCGTAAGGGGTGAACACGCTGGTTAACCTCTGAAATACTGTTTGTTCTTTGCTCATTATTTTGATTTATTTAAATATATCTTAGAATCCGAAAAAATGAATTCATTTACGCAACATAATCACACGCAACATAAGCCAATTTCTTAACTTGACCATCAACTACTACCACTTCATACACATAACCGTTTGTCCAATCCTCACCTTGACTATTCGGTAAAGCGTCACACCCTTTAACAACCGTAGACTTAGTTTTAAGTTTATCTTGTGGTCCAAGGGTTGTAGACCATCTGTATAAGGTTTGTGGGTTCTTACCGTAGGTCTGTCTAGTAAAGGTTCTTTGTGTTGCCATAATTGTTATTTATATATAATTATCTGAAACCTCCGAAAAGCCACATATATTCACCCTTTGGGTCTTGCATATTTTTAGCTACAGTCGGACTGAAATTAGGTTTGTTTTTATTTTTATTAACATTATTAACGTCAGCGACCTTAAGTTCACCTGAAGTAGAAAATGAAACCCAGCTGGCCAACATTGCTCTAGTTTTCTGTTCTATCGCCTTAAGCTGTTTAAATGAGTTCTCTAATATGAATAACGCCATAGCCATAGCCATGATTAAGTCATCGTGCTTGCCCTTTGTATGGTCAGCCCTACCATTGATATACACGAAGGAATTCAATTCG